CAGTACCACAAACGCTCCAAGAGTCGATGGGTGAGGGGATTAGTTGTCGCGCCCGATGATCAGGATGTCCCAGGTGTTGGCGCTGGTCCCGGATTGAGTCACAACGGAAAGCTCGTCGGTAGAGGCATCCACCGCAGGGATACCCACCCGGCTGTGCAGGATGACCCAGGACCCGGTGTCGCTCGCGCTGTCGTAGTCGGCGGGGACGATGGACCCCCCGCCCGAGCCGAGTGCAGCCACCCAGAAGCCTTTGTTGGATGACACCACCCCGAAGCCGTTGGAGGCATCCGGGCCAATCGTCAGGTAGTTCGCGGCGGTGGCGGACAAGTTGCGAATCGCAACCAGTACCACCTCATCAAAGTTGATGGTCGTACCCGAGTTGTCGGTCAGGCTGCCAACGAGGTTGTACACCTGCGTAGCCGAGGCGCCGATACCAGACTCGCGCTTGTAGTACCCGACGTTGATCTGGCCATCGGTGGTGCCGGTGGCGAGTTGCATCTGCTGAATGAAGCGGGCGGGGATAACGCCGTTCTGGATGCCGCTCTGGACCATCTGGTTGAGGACGACTTCAATGTTGACGGTGCCGGTAAATGTACTTGCCATGACTCACCTCAGGCCATCGTGTATTTGTTCTGGTAGGACGTGAAGGAAACCGAAACCGTGTTCGGGTCGCCTTCTGCAAAGTTGGCCGTGATGCGGCAATAAGCCAGGATCATCGTGCGGTCGGACTCACCGAACGCGGTGCCGTCAACGGTGTACTGGATCGTCAGGGTCGGCACATCCGAGGAGGTGCCAATCGTGGAAGTCCAGTTGGAAGCGACGTATTTGGTCGCGATCTGGTGGGCGAGGTCAAGCAGGGTGGCGTGGCTGCCGTTGGGGAGGTCACGCTGGTAGGCGGTAAACGACCCGGTGATGGGCTGGTCATCCACGAGCCGGATGCTGGGGGTGGTGCCAATGGAGCCACGGTCCAGATACAGGCTGACGGTGGTATCGGGGATGGTGACCGAGAAGTCGCCCGCCTCTTTGTCGATGGTGTACGAACGGGTGCCGTCGGTGACCAGGATTTGTCCGTCGCGCTTGTTGCGGACTACGGTTGATTCTGCCAAGGTTCCTCCTACCGAATCTCTCGGGTGAGTTGAAAGGTCATCGTAAATACCCACCACTCATTCGAGGTGGCGGCAGTGGCGCGGACGGACCCCCGATAGAGCGGGGCGAAGCGGCGCAAAAGGGCGGCGTTGCGGATCGTGGAGGCGACGATTTCCTCCCAGGCCCAGGCGTCATCGAGGGACATGCCTTGATCCATAGGTCTGACGCGGCGCATTCCGGTGATGCGAAGTTCCTCGTTGACGCGCACAAGGTCGCGGGCGCGGTCATCGTCGCGGGCGGTGGAGGCGGGGAACGACAACACAACGCCTTTGTGGGCGGCTTGCTGCGTCAGTTGCCCGCCGTCGTCTACCGGCAGGCGGTCCATAACCACAGGGGTATGCGGGGCGGGGATGGTCGATAGAACCTGCAATACCGTCCGGCGAAGGGCGGGCAGGCTGTCGGGTGCGGTGGCGATGGCGTTGTCAGCGACCATAGCGGCTCCAGGCGCGGGTGTTGGGGCCGGAAGTCAGAAAGAGCGGTGTTGCAACGCCGGATTGACCGTCGCTCTCTCGAATGGTGCCCGTCTCGGCGAGGTCGTAGCGGAATTGCACCTTGGCAAACTCAGCCTCGGCGCGGGCTTCGTAGCTTGCAGCCAGCTTTGCGTAGCGACCATCGCCAATTGACGACTCGAAGTCGGTAAAGATGAGGGACAGCGCCTTGTAAACGTGCGGCACTTCCAGCGCCCACGCATCGAATACCAGCCAGGGGCGGCGCCCTTGCTCAAGCAGGCGGCGCTGGATCCAGTCCCCGGCCCGGCGTCGATACGGCTCGTAGGTGGTCAGGGTGCTGGGGCGTAGGTTGGCGAGGTCGCTGTGGTAGTCGGTCAGGGCGGCGTCGGTGACCGAGGGGTGGAACGCCCGACGCACCAGATACCCGGCGCGCTGGAAGGTGTGGACGGCGCCGCCGACGGTGATGGACCACACCTCAAGGTAATCATCGGACGGGGTGAGGCCAGTGGTTACCGAGCCAGAAAGCGCATAACTCGCGGTGTACGCCCCCCCAACCGTAGCGACAGCGGCATTGACCAACACCGCCTGCCCCTGGTAGACCGTGACGGTCGCAGCGGAGGCGGCGGTGAGGGTGGCGCTGTCCTCCGGGTACACATCGAGGGTGAGGGTGGTAGACACCCCGATCTCGATGGTACGCGGGAGCGATTGGGGGGAAACGTACATCAGACCACCGTCGCGTTGAGGACGTCCAAGCGGCAGGAGTTGCCAGCATTGGTGCTCGACCAGGTGGCGCTCATCTTGATGGTGAGCGTGCCGTTGGTGGCGAAGTTGGTGCTTGCAAGGCTGAAGTGCTTCATGGTCGCGGTGCCGCTCGCGCCAAGCGTTCCGGTCCCAGCCCCCACGCACGCGGCGGATGCACCGACAGCAGCGCGGGCAGTCAGGGAGAAGTCGAAGACCCAGGTGTCGTTGTTGGCTACATCGACAGCAGCGGACGTTGCGACAACCGTGCTCCCAACGTACAGTTTGACCGTCAGGGTGTCCGTGCTGTTGGTAGCGGTGGCGATGCCTTGGGCGAAGACCCGCAGAACCGAACCCTGTACCAGAAGGTTGGCGGGAAGGGTGATCGTCTGGTCGAAGTCGGTTTCGGTGGAGGTGGCCGAAACGGCGGTCGAGGCGGCGGTGATGGCAGCGGAGTAGGGGCCGACTGGCTCCCAGATAGCCGAGGAGGTCGAGGTGCCCCGGTAGATCGTGGGGATGACACCGGTGGAATCGGTACGGATGTACAACTCACCCAGCACGCTCGGGGTGTGCGAGGGGGCGCCATCCTGCGCGGTGATTGGGATGGCGTTGGTGTAGTCCTCAGGGTTCAGCCCTTTCGCGAGGTACAGCGCCTCGTGGACTTGCGATTTGAGGATCCGCAGGTTTGAGGCGGCGGCAGTTGAGGGGGCGGTGGACATTGAGGCATCTCCCAGGGTTACGACCCAGCTCTATGCTGGGCTATTTCTGTCGCCGGTCGTGGTTGCGGGCGGTTTCTTGCACCTTCCGCTCAATCGTCCGGCTATCAAAGCCTTCTTTCTTCATGCGGCTGGCGAGGTCATCCATCGCCGCACGGGCGCGCGGGTTTTCGCCGCTGCCCTCGGTTGCGGGGCGGTCGCTCATGCTTCACCCGTGGGGGCGAGGTTGGTGCCGTCCGAGGCGGCGATCCGTTCCCACTCGGTGCGGATCGCATCGAGGCGGGCACGTTTGGCCTTCACGTCGTCGGCGAGGGCGGGCACCAGGGCGGCCTTGCGTTCCAGGCGGGAAAGCTCATCTTCTTCAATGGCAAGCAACTGGTTGACCGCGTACGAACTCAGGGGGCCACACAGGGAGTTATCGCGGATGTACGCCCGCAACGCAGCCCATCCGGCAGGGTCGGCCTTCTCGACACAGCGGCCACCGGGGAGGATCTCGAACTGGACGCGGCCCAAGGGGCCAGCATCAAAGACCCAGGCAGAACCACCGTCTACGCATTTGTAGCCTTTGCAGCAGTCTTTCCAGGGGCCGAGGCGGTTATCGACAGGGTCGATGATGGTCGCGCCCTTGGCGATCAGGGCGGCGCGGAAGGCGGAATCGTTGATCCCGATCACCTTGCCGTTGCCATCCTGGATCTCGTAGACACCACCAACGCCGGCGCGGGGGTGTGCCTGGTTGATGCGCGGCAAGAAGCCCCATGCAGCCTTGCCTTTTTTGGGCTTCTCGACGAACTCCCAGGCGTTGGCGGGGTGAACGAGAACAAAGGGCACCTCCCGTCCCTGACGCACCTGGGCAGGCAGAACCTGATCGGGGGCGCGGGATTGGGGAGGGGCAGGGTTTTGCGCGATGCGAACGGTAGACATGCGGAACTCCGTGCGGGTTATTCGTGGTCAGTGGTGAGGGTGACGGCGCGCGCATCTTCCATCTCGACAACGCCGAGCCAGAAGTTGGCGAACATCGCGGTCAAGCCGTTGGCAGCGTCGCGGGCGCGCTCAACGAACATGAACGGCGACTCCATCAGGATGTCAGCGGGGTTGATCATGCCCTGGGCGATGATCGGAGCGACGGCACCAAGGTCGTAGGCGAAGGCGCCCGCGCTGAACATCATGCCCTGACGGTCGGCCCCCGCATTGGCAGAGGCGACTTTGCTGGATTGGTAGCCTTGCACGCCCAGGAAACTGAACCGGGCACCAACGCCCTTGGCGGTCAGCAAGTCCTGGGCATCCATGCGGAACTGCATGGCACCGGCCTCACCGCGCGCGCTCTCCATCAGATCGTTGATCTGGATGGGGTGCAGGACGCAAGCCAGGGTGTCGCCAGGGTTGTTGGCGAGGTTCAGGGTGTAGATGGCGCTCAGGAAGTTGTCAACCGAGAGGTTGGCGCCCGAGGTGCCGACGTTGCTGGAAACGCCCGAGGAAAGGCCACAAAGCGCATCGGCGATGGTCTGGTCCATCGACTCGGTGAGGACGCCAACAACCCGCGCCACATCTACAGGGGAGCCGGGGGAGGTGAGGGCAAAGCCGTCAGAGGGGGTCATCTTGAGGATGTACCGCGCCTTGGTGATGTCTTTGTAGGTCGTGGTGAGCAGGGTATTCGACGCCCCGCCACTGACCTCCGAGGAAGCGGTGGCAGCGGAATAGCCACGGGTGATGCCGGTGATACGGCTGGTCAGGCCGGGTCCGGCGTTGCCCATAAAGGTGAGCAGGCCGCGAAGGCCGGTACCGGGGTCAAAGAGGTTCTCGTGGAGCTGGACGCCAACATAGGCGGAGATACGACCGCCGTTGGTGACCAGCGTTGCGTTGCTGATTTCGTTGGCCATTGGGCCTCCAAGGTGCAGGTGAGAAGTCTGTCTCGCCTACACCCTGTGACACCGGGCGACGCGGTTGGCGTTGTCCTTACGCTACCGCGCCGGGGGCGGGGTGTCAAGCCGCATCATTGCGAGTGTGGCGTTGAGGCCGTCTGCTTCCTTCTGCACCACTGCCAGTCGCGCCTCAAGCCAGGGGATCACCCTCGCCAGAACGATAGCTTCGTCGTCGATAAAGAACTGACCCCGCTCGAAGTCACCCCAGAAGATGGGCCTACAGCCACTGAGGACCGTAAACGACCCGTGAGCACCAACAGACAGGCGCAGGCCGCATGGCAGGTCTGCCTCCATGTGGTTGCAATCAGATTTCCAGTTGAGTTTATAGGGTTTAACCATGGTCGAATCCGTATGTCATGCTCAGTGTTTTCATGTCCCCCGCCTCGATGCGACGATTGAGATCCGCGTCCGTGGCGTTGCGTCGTTGGGCCGCCCAAACGTCGAGGCGCCACGGGGCGTCCTGCTGGGTATCCATAGCGCGCAGAATAGCACGTTGCACCAACGGGGTTGCATGGACTGTCACGGTCTGGTTGGCGTAGCCGGTGATACGGCACAAAGCCACCCGCAGCCCGTGGCGGCGAAGCCAGTGGTAAGCCAGGACCCGTAGATCCTGGCTTTCGGCAAGCATCATTTCTTTTCCTGGGTCCAGCCCTTCGCAGCCTCCCACTCAGCCTTGCGGGCGCGCCGCTCATCAAAGGAGAGGGTGTGGTAGTACTCAAGGATCGACTGGCCTTGCGGTGCAGGGGGGCGGGTCGTGGTGCCACCGTTGACGTTGGAGGGGGGCGGCTTGGGCGCGGCGGGGGTAGCGGGCGAGGTGGGGGCGACGGGGGCGGCTCCGGCGTCAGGCATCAAGGCTTTGAGCCACCGGGCGCCAGCGGCTTTCTGGGCGTCCAGCCACGCATCCAGGGTGGGGCGCTTGCCATCCTCGCCGGGCTTGGCGGCGTTGTACTTGCCAAGCACCTCAGAGCGGGCCTCCTCGTCGTCATAGAACCCGTTGCGGAGCAGGGCCATCTGGGCGCGGTTGTCGAGGATTTGGGACTCGTAGCGGGTGGCGAGTTCGGCCTCGATCTGCTTGCGGAGGGCTTCGGCGTCAACCTGCGGGGCAGCCTTGACGCTCTCAAGCGCCTTGTCAGCAGCGCGTTTGGCCATCGCTTGTGCGCGTTCAAGCGGCACATAGTTGCGAGTGCCGTTGGTGTAGACGGCTTCTCCATCGACGACTTCGGCAAGCGCGAGGGTGTGGCCGTTGTGGGTGACCTGAGGGGGCGGGGTTTCTGAGGTAGACACTATGTACTCCTGGTTTGAGACTTGAGAATGCGGGTGGCCCAGGCTCGACCGGGGTCGCCACCCCAGAGGAGCCAAGCCTGGTAGCCTTTGGAATCGACACCCCACCCTTCGCCTTGCTTATCGACTTCGTGGCGGGCGAAGTACGACACCATGCGCTTGATGGTGTCGAGGCTCACGGGGTCACGGCGGGCAAGTTGGTTGGCGCGGGCAAGGCCAACGGGGGTTCCTGCCTTGTTGCTGTCGGGTTGGGCATCGCGTAGCTTGAGGCCGCGCTTTGCTGCCGCTGCCACAGACGGGGGCGGGGTGAAGGTGTCAGGCATTGGGGGCCTTGGTGCCCTTGAGGGTGACTTCACAGGCGGCGTCGGGACGGGTGGCGGTGATGTGGATCTCAAAGCCGCCCGCCTCGGTCTTGACGGTGAACCGGTCGGTCTGGGACAGCGGTTCACCGAACGGCGTGCGCTCGAAGGTCTTGGTGCGGCCCTGGTCGTCGGTAATGGTGATCTTCATGGGGCCACCTCGACAAAGAAGGACCGTCCCACGTTGCCCATGATGCGCTCGGCTTTGGCAGGGTCAATGTTGAAGAACTCGATCAGCATCTGCACGCCCGCCTCGCGCGGCAGTTGGCGAGTCGCAACCTGGTTGACGATGCCTTGAGCCGCTTGAACCTGGGCACCATTGAGCGCGGTGTCGGCTGCCTTGACGCCGGTGTCAGCGATGGCGGCTTGTGCAGAATCGATGACTGCATCCGGGGCGGGGGCGCTGGTTGTTGGCGCGGCAGGTTGCTCGCCGGTCAGCATCGCCTTGAGTTCGCCCGCAAGCTCTTGGGCAGAGGCCATATCGCCGGTTTCAAGGGCGGTATCCAGTTCTTCGAGGATGGGCTTCACGTCGGGCGGGGTCACAGTCGTAGCGGCGGCGCCGAAGTTCTCGGCGAGGTCGCCGGAAAGCAGGGCGAGGGCTTGGGCTTTGTCGATGAGGCCGAGGCTCATCATCTTCTCGACGCTGGTGAGGCGGGCGGCGAGGTTCTCGGCTTTGGCCTTCTCCTCCTCGCGTTCCATGCGCTCTTTTTCTTCGTGAGTCACATCGAGCGCATCCAGGGCCTCATAGCAGATCTGGTAGTCAGCGGGGTTCTCGCTGGCGAGTTGGGTGCCGTTGGCAGCGTTCCAAAGGGCGGCGGCTTTGGAGAGGAGAAGTTGGTCGCCGAACATGCAAGGCTTGAGCATCCGTTTCGACGCCTTGCGTTGGCCGGACCGACTCACAACGATGGCATAGCCGCTCATGTTGTCGTGGCCTTTCTGTACGTCAGATGGGGACAATCCCGCATGGACGGCAAGAGACGCCTCAAACTCGGTGACGGACTCCCCGAAGGGCTTGGGTTCCATCGCAGGCTGCCATTGGGTGACACTGGGACTGCTGTAAGTGTTGTCGGAACGCCGGATACTCTTGACCTGTAGGATGGTCTGGGGGTTCATCCGTAGGATCTGGGCGCCGGTGATGGGTGCTTGGGCGGTGACCTGCACCTCGCCATCGAGCAGAACGCGCTGCGGGTGACTGCCATCACGGAGGCCGCTGAGCCACATTGTCCAGGCGGCGGCTACGGTCAGGGTGCCGAGGGCGAGTTCGTGGCCTCGGAAGGGGGACCACATGTGCGAGCCGAGAGCTTTATGGTAGACAACGTAGGGGAGAACCGGGTTTCCGGCGAGGTCGCGGTATTGGGGGGGCCAACCGGGTTGCTCGGCATAGTAGGCCGTCTGGTCAGTCCAGGTGCCATCGCCGGCGAGTTCATGGATCTCGAACACGGGGGCGGTGGGGTCGGAAACGTCCCATACTTCCTTGGTCCAAACGATCTGGCCGGCGGCGTTGATGCGCTCACGGGCCTCCTCGATGCGGGTGGCGACCTGGGGATCGCGCCCGTCAGGGGAGGGCGTGGCAACCAGGATGAGGTCTGGGTAGACGACGCGATAGGTGATGGCGGGGGAGGTGGCAGGCAGGGCGGGACTGGTTTCGGTGGCCTCGGTGGCGGGCGTTCCCGGCCACACATCGACGCGCATCCCGCACTCGTTGCAGGCAGATTGGTAGAGTTGGCGTTCCTGGCAGAGAGGCCAGAGGTCGGGGGTGAGGATGCCGGTGGTATCGCCTGTGTTGGGGGTCGGTTCCAGTTCGGGGTCTTCGTCGTAGAGGCAGGCGATTTGCTGGTGCGTGGTGGCAAAGGGGTTGTGGCTGAGTTCGGCGGGCGGCAACATTTCGCGGACTTCGGGCGCGAACAGGTCGGCTTCCCGGTTGGCGGCATCCCGCGCCCATGCGCCAGTCAGCAGGCGACGGCGCAGTGATTGCTCTTGGATGCGGTCGGATTCGGCTTCGGGGGGCGGGAGGTGCTGCATTAGAACGCCATGAGGGTTGGGGGTTTGCTACCCTGTTGCTGCGTGGCAAGCAATATATCCGAGAGAGGGTAGCGTAGCGCGTCCAGTGGGTGCTTGAGGTCGGACTCAGTGCCGGTGTAGTACTGGAGGCTGTTGAGCAGGCGGTGGCACGAGCGATGGACCAGCAGGCGGTCCTCGGTGGCTGCGGTCGAAAGAGCAGACTCGCCAGCTCGGACAGAGCCGCCACGCTTGTTGGGGGTATTGACCTCAAGGGGCGGGCGGGGGCTACCGGGGAGGTTGGCAATTGCCGCTGCCAGAAGCGAGTTGACGGACACGCCCGCGCCTGCTTTGCCGGCTGAGTTGATGTCACCCCATACCCCGTTGCCCTCGCCCACCAGGTCATGCAAGGTCAAGCCGAGCGACGACAGGGCATCGTAGAGGGCAGCGGCATCGGTGGCGGGGGTACCACGGTCTACGCCGGGAATCTCGGCAAGCACGGCGATGGTGGGAGTGTGGAGGCTGGTCAGAGCGACCAGGTACCCGACCTGGGTTGCGCTGGACTCGCCGTAGTCGAAGCCGACGCGGAGGTGGCGAAAGCCGGGAAGGTCGTCGTAATCGTCGAAGATGTGGGAACCTGGATCGAAACCGGGGAATCGGCGCCCGGTAGCGACGCCTTCCCATGCGCCCTCACAGCGTTGTTTGTACTCGGGTGTCCCGAGGTAGCGGCGGATCTGCTTGTCGATGCTCTCGGCGGTTCGGGTCAGGCGGTGGGTGCGGTGGGTGCGCACGTTGTCGAGGGTGAGCAGGGGGACGTGTTGCTCCCACGGTTCGGCGGGGGCAATGCCGTTGGCGGGATCGCCTTCCACGCGAAGCTTGAGCCAGTGGACAGGGCGACCTACGGGGGTCATCGTCATCCAGATGGGGCCGTCCCGGTGCAGAACGGCGCGGCAGGCTTCGAGGAAGTGCGGCTGCTTGGGGGGTTCGTCGATGTGCAGGGCGTCGGCGGTGCCCGAGGAGACGGCGATCTGGCTGCCTTCGCCCGAGCGAAAGACGATCTGGCTGCCGTTTCGGAGCATGACCTGTCGGGATTGGCGGTAGCGGTAGCCCTCCCCCTCGATGTAGTTGCAGCCGGGGGCAAGGCAGTCGAGCGGTTCCAGGGCGTGAAGCTTCTCGCAGAACTCGCGGTACTGGTTCTCCAAGTCTGCCAGCATAATCCAGAGCTTGACCGGGCCTTTCTTGCGACGGCGCCACGGGTGGGTGTCGGTCAGAAACCACCAATCTTCCGCGCATCCGGCCCAGGTCTTGCCGATCTGGTTGGGGGCGCGCAAGAGCCGAAGTGCCGATTGTGACTGGTGAAACGGTACCATGCCCGCAATGGGGTCGTAGGACGCCAACGGGTCGGGGCGGAAGTTGGCGACGGCGGCGAGGCTCACTCGGGCGGGTCCGTGGGGGCGAGGCCGGCGGCGGTGAGGAGGTCGGGGCGGGTGTCTTTGATGCGTTGGAGGCCGGCGACAAGCGTTTCGTCGGTTGGGGCTGTGTCCTCCTCGGGCGTGATGGGGAGTGCGGGCGGCGCGGCCAGTGCGATGCAGCGGGCTACCCGGCCTTGGATCGCCTTGAGGCGCACGGCGTCTGCCTTGGGGTCGGCACTTGCGCGAGCGATCTCCGCCTCCATCTTGAGCATTTCGGGGAGGTCGGCAGCGGCACGCTCAAAGACTTTGCGGATCTTGGCGGATCGGTATTCCGCGATGGCGGCCTGTGTGTTCTTGTGGCCAACAAGTTGGATGGCGGAAACGTAGGTGATACCGAGAGCATCGCCAATCTGCCGGAACGTCTTGCCTTGGACGTACAACTCAAAGGCTTGCAGTTGGCGGGGGGTCATCATGGGGAGTTATCCATAGCTTGCGGTAGTAGTTGCTTCAACATCACCCCCACCTCATACCGCACCCGCTCCGAAGCCGCATCCTGGGCAGCCTCGATGGTCTTGCCCCCCATGCCCTCCCAAGGCCCCGCTTTCCACCAGTAGTACCCCAGATCGTTGCGGTGGGTGCGTAGCAGGTACGGCCCGAGGGTGGCGAAGGATTCGCGCTCGGTGGCTACCCATTGAGGTGTCTCGGCAAGCAAAGGACGGAGCCAGGATGCGGCCACTCGGCAGGCGATAGCTTTCGCATCGCTCGCACCGGCGCCAAGCCCGGAAGCGTCCCCGGTGCGCCAGTACCAGTACCTGACATCAGGGTGGACGTGCAGTAGGTACGGCCCAACAACCGCCACAAAGCCGCCGTCGGTGGTTGGGGTCCATTCAAGTGCCAAGAGCCACCTCCAGGATGTAGCCGGCAAAGCCTACCAGCCACGCCTGGGCAGCCTCTCTGGCCTCGCCCTCGGTATCGTGGGTAGACCGGTGGGCGTCGCAAATCCCAACGTCGATACGCAGGGCGTACTTGCCGTCGAGGCAGCGGATTTGCAGCTTGACCTGCGACACCTTCGCGTGCAGGGTGTCGCCCTTGGGGGTCCATTCAAGCATCGTCTTGCCACATCTTCAGCATCCGGGCAAGGTACTCCCCAAACGCCACCGCGCACGCCGTCTCAGCCTCAGCCAGCCCGGAGGCTTCGCCATGCACCACCGGCTCGTCGGGGTCGCCCTCACACCACACCGCCCACGCAGTCGGGGAAGCGAGTAGCCAGTAGCCCTCGAACCACAGGCACCGTGGGTACTGGTGTTCCAGAAACCGCTCGTTACTTTCCCATTTTCTCATACTCCCTCCAACGCGCCCAATTGCGCCCGTTCATGCGTCTCAGGCTCAGCCTCAAACCTTGCCCGAAACGTCACATCATCCATCCCCTGCCA